TTTTCATCTGAAGTGCCTGCAACCTTTTCTGCTTTATCAGGACTACCTTCGCCCTTTTGAGCAGGATCACCAGAAGCTTCTTTTGCTTTTGCAGAAACTTTCCCGCCCGGATTTGGTTCTGCTTGAGGATCAGCTTCATCAGCGCTATCACCACCTAAATCTTCAACTTCACCGCCGGGAGTTTTACCTTTAACTTTTTCAGCTTTAGCAGCAGGAGCAGCACCCTTTTTAGTGGGGTCGTCGGCCTCTTCAAGTTCAGCCAAAACTTCTGCCTCAAGTTCTTCAATCGTTTGTTCTAATTCAGACATAGGGTTGTCTCCTTACCTTTGTGTTATTATATTTATAAATTATAACTTTTTGAGGAACTTAGCAAACTCTAAGGCCTCTACTTTTGCATCCCTTTGACGATTTTTAACATCAAACTTCTGCCGTAATTCTACAAGTTCCGCTTCGATTAGTGCGCCATTATTCCAAATCCACTCTTTACCTTCCATAATGCCCTCTACAAAGGCATTTGGTGCGGAAGGATCAGCAACAATATCAGCAGCAGTTGCGAGATAAAAGTCATCTCTTACATAGTTTGCACCTTTCTTTTGGTCCAAACTACCCATTCCCCGTGAAGAAACGCCCAACTTAGCACCCTCATCCATGAGATTTTTTACAATCTTTCCCATAGGGGTTTCTAAAATCTTTGCTTCACCAAAAAAATTCTTACCATCAGGGGCCAATGAAGTAATCATATGTGACACCCGTTCCAAATTAACAGTAGGGCCTTCTGGATGTCCTAGTTCACCAAAAGCTCTCTTCTGTTGAATGAAATTTTTATTATATTTTGCAACTTCTTTCTGCAAAACATCTAAAGGATATATTCGACCATTACGATTTTTTACATCCGCTTGCATGAAAATACCACGAATTTTGTAGTTTTTCTTGCCGGATTCTTTTTCTTCACAAATATATTCTACATCTTCTATTGATTCTGAAAATAGTTTTACTGTATGCATGATACATTTATCCTTATAAACCGGGATGTCCTTGTACAACCTCTTCTACATATATAGCGGCATCGGAACCGCCAGTCTCATTAATTGCTGAAATTGAAAAATTAGAACGTAATGTTCCTGACGTAAAGGTTCCTGTTGATGTTGAATTTGGTGCAATTGTAATAGTATTGGCTGAAATAGATGATACATTTACATTTGTTATTAAAGTATTCCATGCTGCAACACTACAATTTGACATTGCTACTTGGTCTCCGGCGGCAAAACCATGATCGGCTACAGTACCAGCAGTAGTTAAAACTGCCGGATTAGCATTTGTTGCTGAAGCAATATAAACAGATAAAGGACGTTCTTCTGGAATTATAGTGATAGAAGTACCGCCTTTTAAATAATGTCCAGTTGTAGCAGTAACAGCTGTTCCCTCGTTGGTAATTCTGACAAAACAATCATTACCACCATATTCACTAACCCTATATGCACCGCCAGGAGATAGTGTTGTAAGATCAAGTGCATGAGCAGCATCGTCACCCAATGTTGATGCGGTAATTCCTCCACAATGTCTAATTAATTTAAAGGCCATTATTCACTACTCCTAGACTGATAACATTTCTCGTTCAAAATAACTTAAAAGAGTCTTTTCAGGCACTTTGAACTTTTTTGCAATGTTTTGTATAGTTTTCTCGAAAGTATTTAGGAAATCAGAAGGTTTAGCATCCATAATTTTAAAAATTTGGTCAACAGCTTCCTTCATCTTAGGAGAAAGTTTCTTATACTCCTTAGATTTTTTATGTTCTTCCTTTTCAACAACAGTTGAATTATACAGTTCTTCAAGTGTCTTCATCAGCAGTTTCTACTTTTTCCGCATTAGATACAAAAGATTTTGATATCTCTTGTCTTTTTATTTCTAAAGTATCACCAACCTTAGAAGAAATTGTACTCTTAAACACCTTCTCTGCTTCTACATTATCTCCTGATACAACTGCATCTACAAATTCTTTGGTCATTATCTTTTCCTTTTCTTGACAATAAATGCCGGATCGGTTTCAGCTTCAACTGGTTCTTCTGGTGGAGGAGCTTCTTCTGCATCAGGGTCTATACCCATAGCCTTATCTGCTCTATCGGATGCACTATCTGCTGGGTCCATAGGCATACCATCTGGTCCAACAGGAACTCTATGTATACCATCACCACCGTCAGGTACAACAATTCCACCATCCATTGGATCAGTATCCATCTCTTTCTTAATCTGATCACGCATTTCTTGAATTTCTGTATCGTTCATGCGTAATACTTTCTTCAATACATATTCTTTACTGAAGAATGTTCCAATATATGCTTCAACTGTCTGTAATTGATTAAGTCTATTCTCTAAAAGTTCTGCATCCTTTAATTCTGCAAAATGACCGTCAGCAAGATAATCATATTGAATATGTTCTTGTATCTTTGACCAATCTTCTGGAGCAATAATACCCTTTAATAACAATTGTGTTTTAAGAATGTCAGTAAATATTGGAGAAAACTTTTTACGAATACGTTGTACAAACTTCGTAAATTTAAGTTCATCTCTTGTTATTTCTGTTGAACGACCAAGACTAAATCCACTCTCTGCTTCAAGTCTTGATATCGGCACATTAAGTGAACGATATAATTTTGTACGGAAATATTGAATATCATCAATCTCGCCAAGATTAGAACCACCCGGCAAAGTCGTAATTTCTGTACCTCTACCACCTTCTCGGCGTGGAAGCCAAAAATCTTCCAACATGCTCATATGATTCCTATCGTCACGAATCTCTCCTGTATTAGCATCATACACAAGTTTGTTACGATAACGATTCATTACATCTTTAAGATATTGTTCTGCCTTAATTTTTGGGAGATTACCAACATCGATATAAAAAATGCGACGTTCTGGTGCTCGGGAGATACGATAGATAACAAGCGCATCTTCAATCATACGCAATTGATTGACAGGTTTTATTGCTTTGTGTAGATAGGAAAGTACTCGTCCACCATTACCTTCAATCAAACCAGAGGGAACGTAAGTAATAGCATCAGGTGCAATTTTTATTCCTTGATTAGACCCAACACCGCCGGGCCCCGTCAAACCTTTTTCATTATATACAAAATATTCATCAATTTTCTCAGCTATTTCAACTCCATGATGTTTAGGATCAACTTTTTTCTGAACTTCTCTAACTTTCTTAATTTTAGTTGCATCAATATATCTTAATTCAGTAATACCTTTTCTTGGATTTTTGGTGTCTATAACCTTATGATAAAAAATCCTACCATCTACATACCAACGCCTAAAGATATCATGACCTTTCTGTTCAAAGTTAAGCAAACGCAAAACTTCATCAAATTCTGTCCTGATTTTTCTTTTGATTTTATCTGGGTAATGTAAACGGTCTAAAGAAATTTCTATTGCTTGATCATTTTGATTAGAAACAATACCTTCATTTACAATATCTTCAATAGCAGTATCACATTCAGCCTGTTGAGCAATATCACGATATCGTTTGATTAAATCTAAATCAGATCGTTCTCTACCGTCTGTATCAAGAATTTGGCCAAAGAAACCACCACCGGCAACATCGACAGTACCATCATCAGGAGTTGGAATGGAGAATGTTTTTTCTCCATCCCTTTCCTTAGATGATCTCTGTATTGTGAAACCAAAAAGTTCTGCCATAATAACTCCCTACCAGTTATTACTATTTAGTAGGTTTCAAATTAGAAATTAACGTCTGACGACTCGTAACTTTGATATCTCCAAGTTACATCAAAAGTTTCTATTGCAGTTGAAGCTTCAGATGAAAGAGCAATTTCTGTAACGCCTTCAGGCCAAGCACTTCTGAAAATATAACTTTTTAATACTGTATCATCACGATCTAAATGTTCTACCATAAGGTCACTTTGATAATCAGAAGGATTTACCTTTCCTTTACCAGTAGTAAGATCATTAATGCCGTTAGACCACCGTTCCATTGCGTTACGAATCATAAAATCCGTATCGTTATAGAAAGTAGTTGTCCAAGCATCAGCAAATTCTCTATCCCCAGCAATATTAATTGTTCTGCCTCGGAAGGGAATTGCAATGTTTGGAAGAGACATTGCTGGTAAATTTGCAGCACTACATAATAAAGATGTTCTACCAAGAACAAGCCCAACGGCAATCCCAATTGGTTCTGTAATTGTTACCCTAAACTGATTAGCTCGAGCGCCACCACCGATAAGAGCAGCTTTAAATTCATCAATATTTGGCATGATTAACCTCCTATCTCACTAAACTCAACACCCGTTCGCACGGCGATGAAGTTTAGTGTAATGAAATTGATTGAACGTGCAGGTTTAATGTACATATCTCCAATAAACTCATTTCGATCAATAACCTCTGGTGTGTTATTTGTACTATCACATACAACCTTGAAATCAAAAATACCACGGCGACCTTGAACATCTCTCAAGAAAGGTTCAACCATATTACGGAATTGGGCCCGTGTAAACTCATCGTTGAACTCAAAGAGCATGTACTTAGCAGCAGTTGCGATTGCCTTTTCAAGAACCAAGAACAACCGGCGCACGTTAATACGGTCAAAAGCACTTGGTTTTGTTTGAGCAGTCTTGTCTCCAAATAAAACTACTCCTTGGCCGGGGAAATTAACTACCGGATTAATCCTGGCACGATAGAGAACATCTCTTTCAGATTTCATTGGATTATATGATAGTTTAATTGCACCACGAACAGCGCCTCTATTATATCCGGCAGGACTATACCACGGGTCAGCAACACCATCTGTATATGCACAAAGTCCAGCAGTGTCACCGTTCATTGGTACAAAACGATATACATCGTTGTATTTGTCATACATGTATTTGTAACAACTATCATAAACCATGTAGGATGACGATGGGCAAAGATCATATGCAGTTTTAACATTTTCTGCGGCTGTTGCAGCAGTTGCAGCAGAAGCAGCAAGACCAACATGTGCAGCCCGATTAGGTGAAACAAATCCCACACAATCTTTCCTAATCTCACAAAGGTCAGTAATCATTGTTACATGAGTGTCCTGAGTTGCATTTGTATTTCCAGCACCGCCACCCTTGGCACCCAAGACAAGGTTAATATCCAATGATTCTGTGTCTTTGAACTTATCATAACCAATTGCCAACTCTCCAGCAGTTACAGCATAATCGTCTGTTCCACCAGAAAGTGCATCAATCGTAACAGGACGAACATCAGTATAAGCAGTTGTTGTGTCTGTACCCCAGTTAGAACCAGCAGAAATATGATCTGTCCAGTAGATATATTTTGATGCGCTTTGAATAACATCAGGATAATAATTACTAGCACCTTGAACGGTCTTTGCAACAGAACACTTTGACATGTTAGCATGTGTTTCTAATACTGAAGATGTTCTTGCACCATTAGCACCGCAAGCACCAGTAGTGCAAACACCACCAGCCTTACCAGTAATGGCACCAGTTGTGTCATAAACTACAACATGCATTTCATCACCAGTACCCTTACTAT